TCTTTTATCTACTTTAGCTTTAGCTGCTGCCTTACTAGGACTTGGAGTAGGAGCTGCTGGTTCATCAGCACTAGCATCAGCTACACCTTCAGTTGCTTCTTGAAGAGCTTGTTGATTTCGATTTCCTTCAGGTATCCATTTATCTCGCCACTCTTCTTTTTTAGTTCTTTTTTCGTCGACTAGTCCAAGGCCCTCTTCACTCATCATTCTGCCTTGAGCTTCATTCTGAGACTGTACTTCTTTTGCTCTTCTAGCCGCTTCTTGAGGTTCGAGATCGCTTTGGAAGGCTGATAGTTTAGCTAATGAAAACTTACCGCCTGTGTCTGCACTACCAAATAATCTATCTGCAGAAAAGGCCTGTTTCATGCCATCTTTAGAAAATAGTTTTGTGCCTTGATTAACACCAAATATATTTTCTTTTAAACTTGCTCCTATGTTACTGCCTAAGCCTCCTTTAGACATTTTAGAAACACTATCAAGATCAAGCATCTTAGCCATATCTTCACCACCAGATAGTTTAAGCTTTTCTACTTGTTCTTGTACTTGTTTTCTTCCTACACCGTCTTTACCTGCTTGTGCATCTTTTAATATGTTTGCTAGATCTGATAAGTCTGTTTTAGCTTCTAAGTTATTGTCTATTGCATTTTGTAACTCACCAGCATTAGCACCTATATTCTGTGCTAATATGCCAGAAGCTTTTGATGCCTTAAATTGTTCTCTATTTCTTGTTGTTCCTATAACACCTTGTGATATTCTAATATCTTCTGCAAGAGCTTTTACAGGATCTGTTGCTGTATATTTTCCATCTTCGTCTTTAAACTTTGCTGTGCCTGTACTATACTTTCCTGCTCTTTCTAAATTCTTACCGCCTATTCTAAGAGTCTCTCCCTCCTTCATTCTGAGAGCGCCTTTGTCTAACTCATCTACACTAATTTTTTTCTTGTTTAAACTTTTATTTGTTGTCTTTACATCATCAGATAAACCATGTACATCTGCAACACCACTTTCTCTAAGTGTTGCTTTCTCATCTCTAGCTCTTTGATTTGCATAGTCCTGGTCCGACATACCATAGCCGGCTCTTTTATCTCTTGTATCTAATTTTCTCTTATCAGGACCTATTGTTGTTTGATCTGCTTTGGATATATCTGCCTGATTCTTTTTAATTACTTTTGTGTTTTCTTCAACAGCCTTATTTAAAGCATTACCACCGCCACCTTTGCCACCAAATGCACCTTCTAAACTATTAAGCTGTTGAATAATAATTTTGTTTTGCTCTAGTATAATTTCACGAGCATCTTTGGCACCTTTGTTATGCTTCTTCTGTGCTGCCAGACCTTTGTCTTGTCTGTCTAAACTTGCCTTAACACCTTTAGCATTATCTCTTCCTGTTGCAAAGTCAAAAGCTTCTTTAGCAATTTGAATCTTGTTAAAGTTTTTATTAGCATCAGCATCTTCTTTTAGCTGTTTTGTATTAGCTTCTGTAGCGTCGTGGCGACTATGTAACTCCTTTGATAGTTCCTTAAGTTCTTTTGAATTTGCTAAATCCTCCGTAGGATTGTTAGTATTAGCATCTTTAATTTCCTTAATTAACTCTCTTAGTTCTTTATCGGTAGCCATTTTTTATTTCCATTTGTTAGCTTCTCTTCTTTCCTTAGCTTTTTCAGCCTTCTGCTGCAAATGTTGTATAAGCATGTTGACATATACTTCCCTTTCCCAAGGCACCATGTTTTCAAGTTCTGTCAGACTATATTGGTGCTCTTGCATTAACAAAAAGTTCGTCTTGTAAAAATTCCCAAGACGCTCCTGAGAAAGGACTAGGCGAAAAAATGTTCGTATCCGTTGATACTAATCGTCTGGTCTGTCTCGCAATGGGGACAAGTATATTCAACTTTATGCTCTACATACGGCATAGTTTGAAAAAACTCCCTCATCTGTTCTAACGCACTGACTGGAAGATCTCCCATAAACTCTGTAAGTTCTTCAGCACTTACATCTTTTATAAAAGTTTCTTCTTCTTCAGTTACAATAGAAACTATACATTTAGCAATAACATCAATATCTGTCATGCCCTCTAAATCTGCTACATCTAAAGCAGATGGATATTTCATACGAACAATAAAATTATCTCCAATTTTAATATTTGTATCAGGTAAGTTATCCAAACCTTTTGCTCTTAAATTTTCAAGCTCTAAATCATATGTGATTGTCTTTTCACATTCACCACATACTAAGGTAAACTCTTGTGTTTCACCTACTGACTTTTCTCTAATCCTTACAAATAGATCTTGCATGTCAAACATTGTCATGTCTTCAGGCATAGCTCCCATTGTACAATTAGAAACAATTTGGTGACAAGCATTTACCATGCCTTTGTAATCACCTTCTTCACTAGCCAACATTAGAATCTTTTCTTCCTTCACTAGAAAAGGTCTATATTTAATAGGCTCTCCTGTTGATGGGAGAAGTGTTTCATACATTGGCGTATCTAATCTTGGTAACATAATTTTCTCCTATAATATATTATCCGAATGGACTATCTTTTCCTAAGTCTACAGTTACACCAGGAGCTGTCGGAACATCCGTTGACTCCCAATATGCTGAAGATATAATAAGTGTAGTCCTTACCACACTAGTGGTTCCCATAGATAAAGGAACCAAGTTTAAAACTTTTGGTGTGCATTCATGTAGTGTCCATTGCTTATTAACAGGTACAAGTCCACCTACTTCTCCTGGTGGGACATCAGCGCCTCCTAATGACAATGCTTTAATTTGTATCTCTGCAGATATGTCATCTAAATATGAAACTTGTTTTCCTGTAGTATCTACACAAGCGGCAATCCAAGCTTCAAACATAGACCTAAGTCCCCAATTTTCATCAGTTAAAAATGTCATGTTTATTTCTTGTCCTAAGAAACCTACATTAGTATTTCTATAAAACTTCCATGGACCTAAATTAATCTCTTTGTTTTCTACAACCATCCCAGGTATTTGAATTTCTTCACAAAACAAAACAACATCTCTTTCTCCTGCAGTTTTGTCTATTCCTTCTATTTGTGGTATTGTTAGACTTACCTCAAATCTTTCCGAACGCTGCATTGGCCTTGTTCTTAAGGCCTGACGGAATAACTCTAAATTTCCTAATGCTCTATCTACCATTTACGCTTCCTCTTTTTCTTTTCTCTGGTCTTGCCAAAGTATTTTTATATACTGTTCTTTCCGAAGCCCCAACAAAGTTTTGTACGGGTAAATATACTGCGGTGTTCCAATGTTTATAATTTACTTCAATCATTTGTCCTGTTATATGGCCTGTTAAATATTTTTTAACACTACCTCTGACTTCTGGGAATCTACTAAAATTTTTAATCATCGCCCAGCTACTTTTTAATGTAGCTTCTTGTTGATCCATATCTCTATCCCACGGCATTCTAGCTCTTGTTAATCTATCTAAAAGTTCTGCTCTAGCTTGTACAGGTAAATAATGAAAATTAATTCCACTAAAACCTTGTGCTGTAGGTTCTGCAATTACTACAAGAGGAACAGTATCATAATAAGGTAAGTCTGCTTTTCCTTTAGGATCGTAACTAAACATATACATTTTACCTACTTCTAATCGTCTAGCTACTTTGCCTAAATCAGACTCTTTTGCCTCTTGAAATGTATTAATAGTTCTTGCATACTTTCTTATAGCACTGACATACCACTGATGTGATCTTTCCTGCTTATTAGCAGCATCTCTTATGTCTTGCATGGGCGTGTTCATATTAGTATTTATACTAGATACCCAATTCTTTTTCAGTTACTATCTTAAATTCCATACCCTGAGATTTACAAAAATCTATTGCAGATTTCCACTTCGCCTCATTAACACCGTATTGTGCTATCTCTTGTAAGTATTTTCTTGTCTTTCTTTTACCTGGTTTAGGAGGTTTTGTAAACCTCTCTGGTTTTACTTCTATTAAATATTTCTTAACTCCGTCTTGTTCTTTAACCTCTATATAAAAATCTACGAAGTATCTGTGTACTTTATTGTCCATTGGACTACGATAAGGGATAGCAATCTCTTCTGAAACCCAACCTTGTATTGAACTATTCTTATCGCACCAGTTCATAAACTTCAATTCGTAGGAAGATCTATAAGTAATAGAGTTAAAATCTCCTAAATACTTAGCCGGATTTTTAGGAATAAACTTTCCTTTGTATATTTCTTTCGCGTAAACCATATAAATAACACTATAATACCTAGTATTTATAGAGGCGAATAAATGGCAACAACATATTACCCGCAAGAACTTGGCACAGACTCAATGCCTAATGCTATTAGATTCTATATTAACGAAAGATCTACATATGCACCAGCAGCAGCACAGAAAGAGGCAGGCGGAGAAGAACATACGAAAGCACAAAATGCTTTATCTAAAGATTACACAGATCAAAATAGAGCAAAAGAAGATCAATATACAAGAGCATTAACAAGTGGTGCAGTACTATCAGCAACACTAGGTATGGTAGCAGGTGGTACAAAAGCATTAACAGGTGAGGGTGCCACTATGTTGGGTAAGTCTCTTATAACAGGTGGAACAGCAGTAGTAGCAGGTGCCGCAGCCTCACAAATGGCAACTGAAACAGAAACTATAAGACTTATAGATGACATTGCTCTTTATGTTCCTCAATCTTTTATAGCAGCATACGCAGCTAATTGGGACGAAGTAGATACAGGAGTTGCAGGAGCATACTTAGGAGCAGGAGCTAAAAGTTTAACAGATTTATCAGGCACAGGAGAATTTGCAGCTAGAGGATTAGTTTCAACAGCAGCAGCATTGCCACAGGCTCTAGGAGCACAGATGGATTTAGGAGCAGTATTAGAGGCTTCAAGTAAGAAAGTTAATAATCCATACAAAGAACAATTATTTAAATCAATGGGTTTTAGGCAGTTTTCATTTAGTTACACATTCTCTCCTAGAAACAAAACAGAACAAAATCAAGTAGAAGAATTAATTAGAAAGTTTAGATTACACATGCACCCAGCTAAAGCACCTGGAGATTTATTTTTAATTTATCCAGCAGAGTTTAGTCTTGTGTTTGAAACTTTAGTAGATGGTAAGATGCAGAAAAATGAGCATTTACCAGCAATTTCATCATGTGCATTAAAAAATTGTAAAGTAGTATATGGTGCCGACGGAGCGTTTAATACATTCAGAGATTCAGGTGGTGCAGCAACAGAAATTACTATGGAATTACAATTTGTAGAACTAGAAGCACTAACAAAAGATCGTATTGAGGCAGGACTATAATGTATTTCAGAGCTTTACCTAAAATGATTTATCCTTGGAAGGATGCTAATAAAAAACAAAGACAAATAATTGTACCTGATATTTTTAGAAGAGTACATGTAGATAAGTTTTTTAAAAATAAATTAAATCTTGTTGCAATGTATGTAAACGACGGAGAGACTCCTGAGAAAGTTGCATATGATTATTATGGTTCTACAAAGTATCATTGGATTGTATTGTTATCTAATGATATTGTAAATGTTGCAGAAGAGTGGCCTAGAGGACAAAGAGATTTAAACAACTATATTAAAGATAAATATGGTTCATCAAATGCTACAGATGTACATCATTATGTAGAAACTGATAATAAATCTATTATTGTAGATTGGGACGCTACAAGATTATCTAATGCAGAAATAGAACCTGTTACAAATACACAATATGAAGATGATTTAAACGAAAAGAAAAGACAAATATTTGTCTTAGATAAAATATTTTTAAAGGACATAGTAGCACAATATAAGAAATTGGTGAAGTAACATATCATGGCAGACATTAAGTCAGAAGAAAATTTACAACAGCCCGGACAACTTATTGTAGATGAGCTGTTTCTAACTACACAAACATTAGAAGATATCGATATTACAAACATGTATATTGAA